TGTGAGATTAGCAGCAATACTACTGCTAGCAAGATTTGTATTATTAGCTTGACTTGTGGTCCACTGACCATTAGCCAAAAGAACTGGCCTCTCAAGAAAGCTCTTAATATCAGAATTATTCTCAATGTAAGTACTCACAGATTGTGTTGATAAACTTGAAGTACCTACTTCCTCCACAGTGGACTCTATAAACATAGTTGTAGCTTTAAGTTCCTTCGAAGGCGCTGTTTCAAAATCAGTAACCGACGTATTGTCCATCTGTGCAACACCAGTGTAAATAATTTCACTTTCCTCCTGGCCAGGATAGTGAAATGCTCGTAGCCCGAGCAAGCTGTCATTTTCATCGCTGGATGACAAAACCAAATTGTTTGTTTTACAAACGCCGTAAATACCCCGGACTAGTCGCGTCAATCTTGATACGGGGGAGCTCCTCGCTCACGGTGCTTTTATCTTCAACAAACTCCTTCACTAGATCAGAAGATACGGGCATTACACTTGGCCCAAAAATATCTAGTGTAGGCTCTTGAGGTTTCTTATTAGCAAAAGCCAAAATCTTCCTCAAGTCTGGAAACTCATCATCCATATCTGTCTTAAAATCATTAAATTCCCACTTATATGTAGCTAAAGTGAGAATATACTTCCTTGCTGTCGCATAATCAGTAAAGTTAGGATATACTCCATAGCAATGCTTACAAGCAGCAGCAAACTTCTTAACACAATATGTATGAAAAGTCGGGTCGGGGTCAATAGCAGCTTCCAGAAAACTACTCTCAATATTGGCAACAGCTTCCTTGGGGTCCAAGGTGCCCCTGTACCAGAAATTTCTTTCCAACACAGAGTAACGCCTCAAAACACCACGCCATCTGTTACCCATAGGACTTTTCTCCAGGATAATAGTACGTCCAAGAAAACTCCCCCCTTCTAAAGGTCGAAAGTCAGGAATATCCTTTCCTTCACTCTTGAGTTCATCAGTAATCACAATACCAAGATATTTTTTACCTACAGCAACAATAGTATTGAAATTAACACCAGCCATTAACCAAGCTTTAATTGTAGCAATCACATCATCACCCAAAGATACGATCTGTAAAGCCTCGTCACACGGATTCTTAGGCAAAACATCAATCATGAAAGGGTCAATACCCTGGGTCAATAACCAAGCAAATATAGCACAGATATACATATAAGCCCAGTTAACAAGAGAATTCAATATAGCTGTTAAGAAATTACCAGAAGTATTACCCTGGTTCCATCTATAAAATTCAAGTTTACCATCAATACAAACTACATGTACACTATTGATAATATTCTCAAATAATAACTCACGTACATTTTCCTCAACGCTGCCCTTATCATTATAATACATTGTCATCAATATAAGAACTATCTTCATTATCTGACGAAGTTGATTTTTATCAAACTTCTTATGATCACAAAAGATAGCCAATGGACTATTCAATTGAAGTTTATCCATTATAGCATCCCATTCACTGGAATAAGGATTAACTCCAATTGCAATTCCATTATTAACTCTATTCTTATATATCCAACCGGCAAAAGCTCCAGTGTAACGTTTAAACAACAACAATTCAATAAAATCACTAGTACAAAATAACCTAGAGTTCCCTTCAAGAACTTTCTGTTTTGCAAGTAATTCATCTTTCAAATTATCAATGTTAACACCACCAATAGCTTCTCCTCTACGCAACTTCTCATCATAATGATTGAACAATGCCTCGATAAAATTATAGACTTCAGGTTTCAACTTATCATCCTCACCTTTCATCCAAATCTTACCTTTCCACTTTTGTCCATACATATCCTTAATCATACGAAGATAAAAACCCATGGAAGATTGCCAGTTTACCGAATTAAGATTGTAACCTTCATCACCATAAAGGCATTGATAAAGTTCCATTAATTTGGCATTTTCAGGTGCACTAGAATTCGACATTATTCTAGCAGCCAATTGTTGAAGAATCTGATCAATCAGAACTTTATTAGTCAGAGTAACATTAGAACCATAAGGCTCTATGGCTTTATGCATCACCTGTAAATATTCCCCATGAAGGGTTACATCACGAAGTAATGCAGGCCATCTTGTATTCTCTTCCTTGTCAAACATCTCCGTTTTCTTAAGTTCTGACTTTCCAGGATTAAACCAGGCTTTATCAATATGTCCTAAAGATAAATGATTTTCATCAATATGCTTTGCCTCTCGTATGACTGACACATTACTGTGTTCTGCCTTTTTAAGACCAAGATGCTTTTCAGCCATCTCAGCATATATCTCCAAATTCTCTTCTACAGTTTCCAACACAGGCTTAACAACAAAAGGAATATCATCTTCAATATACTTCTCAAACATCTCCCTAAACAACGGAACACCATTAGGGACCAATTGCTGTCTTGATGTATGGAAATATATCAACCATGGCTGACTAGCCTGAGGAAATCCCATATTAACGTACTTAGTACGTCGGGAATCGTCCAGCCAACCAGTCATACCACAATATCCCGCTTTGGTCTCTACAAAGTCATGTCTACCAGTAATGGTAAGGGATTTATAACTATAGCTACTAAGTTTGGTATACTCGAACCAATCACCAGATAATTCTGCACCATAATTATTTAATCCTTCACCAAGATTAAACCAAACGTCATGTGTCTTACAATTCCCACGAAATAAAAATTCTTCGTTAAAGGGTCTTTCATAAAACACACCTTTCAAACTTCCTTCCACTAGTATCTTTTCAAGTACATTAACTGGTGGAATAAACTTTGTAATGTTGGGTCTATTACGAGCATGTTTGAAAGTAACTGCTGAGATATCATACTTCTTCATCTCAGGAGTTTGATCAAATACCATTTCATTAATCTTAAATCGTTCAGTAGACCTATCAGGATCAGTACAAAGGTAAGGAACCAAAACAACTTCAACATATGCTCCAGGAACCTTTGAAACCTGCCTATGAATTTCTAATAACCCTTCCTTACCATGATTAACTAAGATTGCCGTACGCCTACATAAAAACAAGGCCATACAAGGCAATCTGGTTGTAACCTTTGGTTTACTCGGATGATAAATAGCGATATAAAATCCAACAAAATTATCATTATAATCAACAAGAAGATCATTAAGTCGTACACCAGTATCAAAACCAGCCTGGGCTTCTCTCAGCTTAGGAGGTTCATCTTGAACTTTCTCATTCTTTTCCTTTTTACTCTTAGTTTTCTTAGGATATAACACTGAAAGAACTTCAGTAAAAGCAATCACGCAGCCAATAACAGTGGTATAAAGAACCATGGTATTAGCCACAATCTGAAACAAAGGGTTTTGAAAGTACAAATTCCAGAACCAATTATTAAAAGCATGAGGTATAGGAGCTAGCGCATCATAAACTGGCCTCAACAATCTAGCTGCACTTCGCTTGGCAGAAGTATAAATTCCACTAAGTAGATGATAAACCTCATTCAAGCGTCCAAGATAACCATCACGATAGTAATAATTAAATCTTCTCTCAGTACAGATTCGATTAATCTCTTCCCTAGTAACATAACCAAAATACAACATATCTGATAACTTAAACTCAGCATACATGTCTTTAACTATAGGATTATGTTCCAGGACCCCACTAAAATGACGAAGGATCCTAAACCATAATTCTGGATTAATTAAATTCAATTCCCTATTACGAAGAGTAACATAAGCTTGCAGTTGGTCTCTAGTCAACCCAGGAACTTCCCTAAGGACGTGAAGTCGCCAATCTCGATGTAATCTTGCAAGTTCATTATAAACTTCCTCAGAAACAGTATAAGTTCCAAGAGCTGACACCTTAGATATAAATGATCCAATATTACTTTCTCGCTCTGCATCAAAATTCATCATCATGGCATCATTAACTACATCATTTAATTGAGGTACCAAACCACCATTATTCATCTCAGCTACAGAGTTAAAATCCGGTTCAAGATCAGGCATATCAATAAATTCACCTGAATCAGATCTAACACAACTAGAAACAGAACCATCAGGATTGAATTTGGAATACAATGCTTCCAATTCAATATCTTTATAGTCACTTGCTTTAGTATAGGGAGGCGTATCCACAACAGACTCATTCTCTTCAAATTCGTCTTCAGCTGTCTCAAA